CATAGGCGTTTTTTCGATAAATGATATCAGAACGCTTGAAAATATGAACCCCGTTGAAGGCGGCGACATCCACCTGGTTCCCCTCAACATGACCACCCTCGCCCAGGCCGGTAAGCCTCAAGAGCAACCCTCTCCCGATGCTCTTGAGGCACCGCCGGAAGAAGTCAAAGACGATCTAAAAAAGGAAAGTAAGGTCCCGGATAATCCGTTGAAAATTGTTACGCCACCAAGACCGAATATTCATGAAAGGCGTGAACTCACACATATAGCAGGGGGTACATAATGATAATTAAAAGAAAAACGTCTGCGATTCGAGCAGATAAAATAGAAGCAAAGGCCAAAGGAAACGAATCTTCTATTTACTTGTATGGAGACATTGGCGGTTATTTCGGCATTGATCATCTTGAATGGGTAAAGGAATTGAATGCGCTTGATGCTGACGTAATTCATGTTCGGATTGATTCAGTTGGTGGCGATATATTCGCAGCCCGAGCAATGCAAACCGCAATCATGCAGCACAAGGCCAAAGTGGTGGCTCACATAGATGGTGTTGCAGCATCAGCAGCCAGTTTTCTTGCTATGTCAGCCGATGAAATTGAGATCGTGGATGGTGGATTTTTAATGATTCATAAGGCAATGAGTTTTCTTGATATCTATGGTTTTTTTAATGAATCAGGACTTCATGAAGTAGCAGACCAAACATTATCAGAACTCAAGCTACACGAGAAATTGAATCAAGCTATTGCCTCAGATTACTCAAAAAGGACCGGCGAGGGAACTGACACATATTTGCAAATGATGGAAGATGAAACATGGCTAACAGCACAAGAGGCATTGGATTGTGGCTTGGTTGATAGGATTTACGATGGCGAACCAGTAAACGGCAAGTATGACCTAGATCGTTTCAACAAAGTCCCAGATGAAATAAAGCATCGCGCAAAAGCCGCGAATGCGAATGGCAGAGAAACAAAAGTCCCAACAGAGCGTGATGCCGAAAAAGCGCTGCGTGATGTTGGATACAGCCGAAACCAGGCTAAAGAGATATTGGCAAAGGGTTTGCGGGATGAGCGAGATGCTCAAAACGAAACTGATACTCAAAATGCGCGAGAGGCCCAGATTGAAGACAGTTTACCCCAGCGAGAGGCTGATAATGCCGTTATTCCAGAAAAGCCGGTCGAGGCCCCGCCGAAAAAGAAAAAGGATCGAACGGCGGATATTTTGACAAGAGCAGAAATGATTTCACCCACTAAACAGGAGGACTAAATAATGAAGACTGTAAGCCAGTATAAAGAAGACATCAAGGCGTTGATGGACAAAGCCAACGCCATTGACGCGCAATGCGTCAACGAGAACAGGGACCCTTCCAGCGCCGAATTGACGATCCAAAAGGAAATGCTGGATACCATCCAGGAGTATCAGGACATTGTAGCGACGCTGGAACGTAAAGATCGTGTTGCCTCTGCCCTCGACAAACCCCAGGAAAGAGTCACCAAACCGGCGCCCGAAAACAAAGGGCACGGTATCGAGATCCGCGACAAGGACAAATTCAAAAGCCTCGGTGAACAGATGTCGGCCATTATGCGGGCCGGTTCCCCAGGCGGTACAGTTGACCCCAGGCTTTACAACGCGGCAACCGGGTTGAACGAGACCGTATCCAGCGATGGCGGGTTTTTGGTTCAGCAGGACTTTTCCACGGAACTGTTGCAGGAAGTTTTTCAAACCGGTGTTTTGGCTTCCAGATGCCGTCGCATTCAGATTTCCGGCAACTCCAACGGCATCAAGATACCCGGTGTGGATGAAACCAGCAGGGCCAGCACTCGAAGCGGTGGCGTGTTGGCATACTGGAAAGAAGAGGCCGCGGCCAAAACGGCGAGCAGGCCCACTTTCCGCATGATCGAATTGAACCTTAAAAAACTGATCGGTCTTTGCTACGCGACTGATGAGTTGCTTGGGGATTCTTCGGCGCTTGAAGGATACATCAAGCAGGCGTTTGTCTCGGAGTTCGGTTTTCAGATTGATGATGCCATTATCAACGGGAGTGGCGCCGGGCAACCTCTCGGCATTCTTAATTCCGGGTGCCTGGTCAGCGTTTCGGCGGAAACCGGGCAGAGTGCCACAACCATTGTGGCCGAGAATGTCATCAATATGTATTCCCGGATCTTCGCGCAATCCCGACAGAATGCCGTGTGGCTGATCAACCAAAATGTGGAACCTCAGCTTTTCCAAATGAGCCTGGCAGTCGGCACCGGCGGTGTCCCGGTTTACATGCCCGCTGGCGGGCTGAGCGGGCAGCCCTATGGAACGCTGTTTGGGCGTCCCGTTATTCCGATTGAACAGGCCGCTACTCTGGGGACCGTGGGCGACATCATATTTGCGGACCTCACCAACGGCTATATTCTGGCCGAGAAGGGCGGGATTCAACAGGACATGAGTATCCATGTGCAGTTCCTGTATGACGAGAGCGTGTTCCGGTTCGTTTTGAGATGTGATGGGCAAACTGTGAGAAGCACCCCCCTAACCCCGTACAAGGGTGGAAGCAGCTATACACAGTCTCATTTTATTGCACTGGCTACCAGGTCGTAACATCAATCAGCCGGGGTAACACCCGGCTAAACACATAGGAGGACAAAAAAATGAACGGAATAATCGAAAGAATCCATCCTGTACACGCCGGGAACAGCTCTTTTGTTGCGGCCAACGAGGATATTTTCAACGGCAACCCGGCAACGGACGTTATCAACCTCAAGAACGCCCAGGGGGTTATGTTCGTAATCGCCATGAACGCCAACGCCGGATCTGGCGCGGCCACCATCACCATTGAGGCGTGCGACGATGTAACCCCCAGCAACACCACGGCCATTGCCTTCAGATATCAGCTCATTTCCACGGTTGATATTCCGGGGACCTTGACGGCGGCTACTTCAGCAGGTGTTTCGGTCGGAACCGCTAACACCATCATGTTGATCGAGGTTGACGCGGCTGCGGTTGCCTCGGCGGCTGTCAACAGCACTTACAACAATGAATTTGTAAGGTTGCAGGCTACGGAAACCCAGTCTGACGCGGTTGATGGTGCGATTATGGCCTTCCTCTTTGGGCTTCGGTTCTCCCCTCTGAAAGCAACACAGATCAGCTAAATAACGGTGGCCTTCGGGCCACCTGAAAAAAGGAGATTTGTTATGCCACTGAGAGAAGACGAAAAGGCGGAAGTAATGGAAATGATCAACCAGGCACTGGCAGGGATGAAGGCTGAGTCAAAGAAAAAGCCGGAACCTGCCAAGCCTGTTGAACCGAAGTACAAAAAGAAGGAGGTAACAAAGAATGGCTAATTTCAATCAGTCAACCCGGAACATGATCGGGAATATTGACCTTGGGATCAGAGTTGACAGGGCCACCTCAACACTGCCTCAAACGACCTCTTTGGGTTTGTTTGATGTGGAAGGTGGAAATATTCTGTTAACGCTGATTTTGGGTGAGGTTACGACCGTTATCGAAACCCAGGCAAACAATACCAACCTGGAATCCAACCCTGACGTTGGAACCGCAGTGGATCTTTGTGCCGTACTGGATATTACGGCAAAAGAGGTTGGGAGTCTGTTCACCATTACCGGCACAGCCGGAGATGCTATGCAAGTTGGCACGGGCGGCGGTGTGATCGGACAAGCAGTGCCTGTCATTGTCGCACCAGGGCAAATTGAACTGCATTGCGCGGCCAGCAATACCGGCGCCATCAAGTGGAGTGCCTGGTATATTCCGCTCGAAACCGGCGCGTATGTAGCGGCGGCATAAGGGGTAAATCATGGCTAATACACGTTTTCACCGGGCAACCGGCGCGGTGGCAATAGGGTCCACACTGGCTCCCGGTGTGGCGTGGCAATTAGAATCTGTTCGCATTCATCTATCTGCAGCGGGCGGTGCGGGTAACTTTACCGCCACACTGGACCATAGCGCAGGTGCGCCATATGACCTTGTTATTTTGACTCAGGATATGACCACTGTTACCGATTACCTATGGACCTCCGAAAGGCCGCTTGAGTTTGACGCTGACACTGAAATTGATTTCGCGTGGGCGAATGCCAGTACGCGGACCTATGGTCTTGAAGTGATCTGGAAGGCGATATAAGGGGGGCTGAAATGATTTTCATAAACGGTGTGAACAGCAACGAAAAGATTGATAATCAAGCTACCCTTGGCCTTTTAGGAACCGAAAACTCATTGTCATACCGTATCCATGAATACCAGGGATAACAATGCAGCTATATCAGGTAACATCGCCGACCCTAGATCCCATAAGCCTTGACGAGCTTAAGCTACACCTCCGCCTTGACAGCGGGTCATTTACCGACAATGTGGATGAATCTCAGTCTATTGCGCCGGGCAGCCATGCCATAGCAGCGGATTATGTCACCCATGTTGGAACCGGGATTGATGTTCTGGGCTACACAGCTCTTGTCAACCTCATATCAGGCACCAATGGGGCAACTGGAACGGTTGATGTCAAGATTCAGGAGTCCGATGACAATGTGACTTATACCGATTGGACCGGGGGCGCATTCGATCAGGTCACAACCGCAAACGATAACACCACCTATGAAAAAGCCTATACCGGCACAAAGCAATATATCAGGACTGTGGCAAAAGTTCTTTTAGCTGCTTGCGAGTTTGGAACAACGGTTATCCGGCTCACGGCAACATCGGTTGAAGATGACCTTTTAGCCGATATCATCGACGCGGCAACCGGGAATGTTGAAGACATCACTCGACGGTATTTATTGACGCAAACGTGGGATTATTATCTTTCAGCATGGCCGGGATGTGATCATATCAATATCCCAGGGGGCAACCTTCAAAGCATTACCAGTGTGAAATGGACCGATAGTGACGGCACCGAAACAACATTAACTGAAAACACCGATTACTACGTTGAAACCAACGGGACCGGCATAGGGCGCTTAGTATTACCCTATGGTGAAACATGGCCGTCAGGGACCCTTTACACTACTCACCCCATTGCGATCCGGCTTGTGGCCGGGTGGACAGCGGCGGCAAGCATCCCGGCCAAGATCCGCAATGCCATAAAATTGATTTGTGCCGACATGTACGTCAACCGCGAAGCGCAGGTGCTTAATAGTTTTTCGTACCATGATAACAAAACGGTCATGCGGCTGCTTCAGAGCGCCATTTTGTGGGATGAGTTTTGATGGAAATCGGAAAACTCAATAAGCGTATTCAGCTTCAATATGAGGCCAAGGTCTCGGATGGCATGGGGGGATTCACAACCACATGGACTGATTTGGGTGATCCAATTTGGGCGGCTATCTGGCCGACATCCGCAAAAGACATTACGGCATTAAACAGCACCACCTTGGAGGTGACACACAGAATCAGAATCCGCTTTAGATCATCGTTTAAATCGTCATGGAGAATTAAATTCGGGAATCGGTATTTTGCCATTGTGAGTGTTTTGAACCCTGAAGAAAAAAACGAATGGCTCGACCTCATGTGTAAGGAATCCGCATGAAAAAGTTAAGCGAAGGCATATACGGGAAGTTATCCGGGTCCACGTTTGCCTCAGACATCGGCAACCGTTTTTATAAAAGCCAGGCACCTGATGGGACTCAATACCCCTATGCGGTTTACATGATGCCAACGGATATTCCGGAGTATACGTTTTCAGAAGCATACGAGCGGGTTATGGTTCAGTTTTCAGTTTTTTCAAGCGCCGCATCGTCAACCGAAATTGAAGACGCTTTGACACACCTGAAAAGCCTTTATGACGATTGTGCTTTATCAGTGACCGGATACACCACCGTATGGATGCGAAGGACCGGCGGCACACTACCCATGAAAGAGGATCATACCACCACAAGTGGCACTCAAAGTGTCTGGGCAGCTCACGTTGAATACGAAGTCTATTTGAGCAAGGATTAAAAATGATATCCATCGTTGTTCCAATATTCAACCAGCACGAAATGACAGACGACTGTATCTTGTCAATTCGTGAACATACAGATCTGGATTATGAATTAATCCTGGTTGATAACGGATCAACTCCCCCGGTGAAAATGCCATTTACGGGATACACCTCAGTGAAGCTGCTGAGGAATGAAACCAATTCGGGATTCCCGAAAGCTGTCAACCAGGGGATAGAAGCATCAAGCGGTGATATTATTATTTTGCTGAATAACGATGTGGTGGTGACACCAGGATGGGCGGGCGGCCTTGTTTCATTGCTTGATGAGTTCGATATTGTGGGTCCCGTTACAAATTATGCAGCCGGATTGCAGCAAGTCCAAACGCCGTTTTATCAGTCCAAAGAGGCGCTTGAAAATGTAGCTGAAAATTGGGCCGAAGAATATGAGGGGGAAGCCCTTGAAGTCAACTGGATCATCGGTTTTTGCATGGCGTTTAAACGGGAAGTTTTTGATAAAATAGGACTGTTTGACGAGTCCTTGTGGCCATGCTCAGGGGAAGAGATAGACTTTTGTTTCAAAGCTCGGGAAGCCGGATTTAAAATCGGTATTGCAGGGGATGTTTACCTGCACCATATCGGGTCACAGACGTTTAAAATAATGAATGTGGATTATGAAGAGACCTGCAAACGGAACGACGCCCACCTTGCCGAAAAGTGGGGCAAGGATTTTTGGTTTAATCAGCTTGTAGAGGTGCCCGATGAGGCTGCCTGAAATCGTTTATTTTCAAACCAAGACTGTTTGCAATGGTCACTGCCATTATTGCCCGTTTGACGATGTGTATAACAAGGGGGATCTGCCACAAGCGGAAATGACGTTTGAAATGTACCAGGCGGTCATACGATGGTTGTCGGATTTTGGGTATATCGGAAGATTGGGATTCCTATTGCATTACGAGCCATCCCTTGACAACCGCTTACCGGACTGGATCACCTGGACGCGAAAGCATCTCCCGATGTCGGGGATAGAAATGGCGACCAACGGAATCAAACAACCTCCCGAGTTATGGAACGCGGTTGATGTGGTTGATTGGGTATCCCCAGGAAAACAATCACGGATAACATCACGGGCGGGCAATGTCAGAATGTGCGATGAACTGAAAGACAAAAAATGCTTCTCAGGCCAACCCTGCTCACTTCCGGTTAATACCATGTGCATTGCGGCAACAGGTGAGTTTTTATTGTGTTGCCAGGACTGGCGTCATGAAGCGGTTGTGGGAAGTTGGCAAAACATATCAGCGGCCAGGTCATATCAGCTTGAGCTTGCCGAAAAAACGGAAACGCTTGAGATATGCCGGGATTGCATCGCCGGGTTAAGTGCTGAAGAAGTTGGGAACAGGTTAGGGAAAAGGCAATTATGAAAATCCTACTCACAAATTACAACCTCATTGACGCCGGAGGATCTGAAACCTTCACCTATGCCATGATGATCGAACTTATCAGTCTCGGGCATGATGTGGATGTGACTGCTTTTTATATTGGCGATTTTGCAGACTACATAAAACAATCACCGGCACACCTCACACCGATGCCAAAAGCCGAATACGATATGATATTTGTCAACCATTACCCATGTCTGCAAATGCTGATGAAGCACGATATCCAAGGGCATAAGACGCTTACCTGCCATGGGACCGTGGATTTTGAAAACCCCGCACCGGGTGCGGATCGCTATGTGGCCGTATCGGAAGAAGTCCGACAGCACATGAAAACAGCGGGATATAAGGCGGAGCTTATTTTCAACGGCGTGAATTGTGAACGGTTCAAGCCCATCAAGCCGATCAACAAAACCTTGAAAAACGTCTATTCGCTATGCCAGGGGGAAGCGGCAAATGAGACCGTCAAAGAAGCGTGTAAAATAGCAGGATGGAACTTCTCAGACAAACGCGGCTTTGATGTGCCCGAATACATCAACGAGAGTGACTTGGTGGTGAGTTTAGGCCGTGGGGCATACGAGGCTATGGCTTGCGGACGTAACGTGCTCATATTCGATTCTAGGCACTATATGGGCATGATGGGGGATGGCATGTTGACGGTAGATAATATTGGAACATCCAAGAGATGCAACTGTTCCGGCAGGTCGTTCAGAAAGCGGTTTGACGTTCAAGAATTAATCAATGAAATGCAAAAGTACAATCCAGCACAAGGCGATTGTAACCGCGAACATGCGTTAAAAAATATGAACATCAAAAAACAGGTTGAAAGGTATCTGCAATGTTGATTTCAAACACCAGCCTAGCCATCGGGGTTCCATTGACGTTTCCGTTTGTTCCATCGTCTTTTTTTCAGTCATTTATTGAAATGGAAAAGCCGGATTTCATTTTTATCCGGGAAGATTCAACGGGGCCTATCCATGAGCTTAGGAATAACATTGTCGAAAAGGCGCTTGAAGGCGGGGCCACTCATTTATTGATGTGCGATGTGGACCAGGTGTACCACCCCAAAACCATCCCAACGCTTTTGTCAAGGAACTTGCCGATTGTCGGAGCGCTCGTACACAGGAGATATATCCCGTTCGACAGCCTCATGATGAAACTAACG